AGTGCTGCGCTGCTACGCCGATGGCGTCGATCAGGTCGCCGAATATGCGTGGCCGCTGATTACCACCCAGCACCTTGCGTGGGTCATAGCGAGCCTTCTGGGGTGGTACGGCTACGGGCAGGCTGAAGTGCGGTACATTCTGGAGCTAAACGGCCCCGGCGCGGCGGTTTTCAATGGTCTGAAGCAACTCAAGTTTCAGTTGGAGAACGGCTATCAGCCTCGGGACGTGAAGGAAAAGGGCCTGACGGACGTATTCCGCAACGTCAAAACCTATATTTATCAGCGGGTTGACTCGATGGGCGCGGGGTTCAACTACCATTTCGTGACCAATACCCGGCTGAAGATCGAGCTTTTGGAGCGTTTGCGCGACTTCGTGTCCAACGGTATGCTCCGGGTGCGGTCGATGGATCTGATTGACGAGATGAAAACCATCGCGCGCGACGGAGACCAGATCGAAGCCCCGAGTTCCATGAGGGACGACCGGGTGATGGCTATGGCCTTCGCTGTGCGCTGTTGGGAGGAGAAGGTCCGTAGGACCCTTATCTCGCAGAAACGCACCAGGGAGGCCGAGGCGGCGCGGCAGAGGCTATCTATCACCGATCAGGTTTACCTGTTCCAGCAGAACCAGCTACAGAGTTTCTTCAAGGCCAAGAATACGGCTAGGATCAATGACAGGATGGCGATGATGCGACGGAATTGGAGGGGCAGATGACGCCGCTGTGGTTCTGGGAATATCCGTGGTTTTGCGAGGGTGATGTGATGAGTTCTGACGACTACCTGCTGCAAGGAATGATCTAATGGCGACCCGTATTGTCGCCCGCTGCCCACACTGCCGAGGCCGGTTCCCGTGGGATACCAAGCTAGGCTTCCCGTCCAAGTGTCCCCTACCGGGCTGCGACTATGTGGCCAAGGAAAGGGATGACGACACGGTTATCCAGATGCCGATGATAAGGCACGCCACGACGAACACGCCCGACCGGGTATACCGGGAGATGGAGAAGTCGTCTGAGGTCCGCGCGCAGATGGCAGCCGATGCGGCTGGGGTTCCGGTATCGGACATGGCCAATCTCAAGATGACCAATATGCGGGACAACGTGAAGGAGGGCGAGACCTACGCCATGCCGGTCACGAACGATGTCACGAAGCAGATGGACGCCATGAAGTCTCGGGGCGGTCAATTCGGCTTTGTCGGCAGTGAGGGGGCGGGCTTCGCCACTGGCACGGCCACGGGCGCAATCAAGGTCGGCGACGTGACGGTACACGGGGTCGAACCACGCGCAGGCTCCCGCGCCATGACCAACATCCAACGCATGATGGGTAAATGATCCCCGGCGGTGTCCCCACCAAGCACTCGGAACTGGTCGGTCGTACCCGAGAGTGGATCGAGGAGTGCAACGTCACCGTAGGGCAACGCAAGGCTTACTATCGTCTGCTCAACGCCATTGCCGAGACCGGCAAGTACGACGGCACCAAGTCCCTTCTGAACAAGATGAACACCCACCTGAACAGGGTGGCGGCGCATATGTTCAGCCCGGTGGAACTGAAGTTCTCCATCGACTTCGACCGGGTTTACAACAAGAAGATTTACGCACAGGCGGCGGAGGTCGCCAAGATTGCGACCCGCACATGGGACCGCAACGGCACCGACAACACATTCGGGCGCGGGGTTTACGAATCGCTGAAGTACGGCGCGACGTTTCTGAAGCAGTGGACGACGTTGGATGCCGACGAACGCCCCCAGTACAAAGACAAGCTGGTGATGCCGTGGAACCTTGGATTCTACGATGAGGGCGAGACCGACGTAAACGAGCAGGAAATCATCTGCGAGACCTCGACAATGACGTTGCCGGCGGTATGGCAGCGCATTTACAGGCTGCCGAACGCCGAGAGGCTATTCGACCGGATAAAGGCCAATGCCCAGAAGGGTGCGAGCGCGGAGCCGAACAGCTTCTTCCATCAGGTTCTATCCACGTCGCAACTCAATACCGGCGTGCAAGGCATGGTCAGCCCGGTGCCGGGCGGCATCGTGCAACTCAACAACGACCCGAACTACGCCATGATGGGTCCGGTGGTCGCCGCCGATACGATCCAGTTCTACGAACTCTGGGTGAAGGACGAGGAAGATTACACCACCATCCAGATGATCGAGCCGGACATCATTGTCACGCCTCTCACGCAGGGTAACGTGGTGATGAAGAAGTCTAACCTCCTCGCCGCCAATTCCCGCTTGCAGCCGTACCGGATTATCCAGCCCAACGAGGTCTCCGGGTACATCTGGGGCCGCAGCGAGCTGGTGGATTTGATTGAAACTCAGGCGTTGCTGTCGCAGTGGTGCGACGATGCGCGGCGTCTGATGGGCGTGCAGATCGACAAGTTCCTGGGGTTTATCGGTGAGACGGGAATGACCGACGAACTGTACGCGCAGGCGCGTATGGCCGGTTACGCCAACATGGGGCAGGGGTCGTCCATTCAGGATCTGACGCCGAAGATTCCGCCCGAACTGCTGCCGATGATGAAGTGGCTCATTGAGGAGATCAACATTCAGGGCGGCTTTCCGCCGATCATGCAGGGCCAGGGCGAGGCCGGGGTGCGCGCGGGAAACCATGCGACCACGCTGATGAAAACCGCATCCCCGACGCTGCGCGACCGCGCGTTGTTGGTGGAGCGCCAGTGCGCCGCCGCGTGCGATCTGACGGTGACGCTGAAGGAACTGAAGGACGACAGTAAATACTGGACCAAGGCTGACGATGTGATTCGCGACGTGTCGGAGACGGAATTCATGATTTCCGACCTGCCGTCCGACTGGCGCGTGACCGTGGACAGCCATTCGTCATCGCCGATCTTCTCGGACGAGAACACGCAACTCGTGTTCGCCGCGCAGGGTAAGGGTATCGTGGATGGCGAGTACGTCATCGACAACGTGTCGCTGCCGAACCGCGAGGCGGCGAAGCTGGCCTATCGCGAGAAGCAGGCCCAGCAGCAGAAGATGATTCAGGACCTTATGGCGAAGGACCCCGAGGGGGCGGAGAAGGTGCTTGCGAAGCAGCTAGGCGGCGGGAAGCGTTAGCCTTTTCTTCGTAGGTCTTACCGCATACGCAATAGATATTAAAATCAAACCCCAATACGCACTCGCCGCAATAGGGTTCGATTTCCCCGTTTGGGCCGCCCAAGCGACGCATCACATCCTCCTGTTACCGCCCATATTCGGTGTCAGCACCGCAGGGCCGCGCCGTTGCATGTTGATGGTCGGGTCGCCCTCCGCGCGGGACTGAGCCTTGGCTTGTACGCGGGCGTTGTGCAGCGCCATTTCGACGTAGGCAATCAGCGACTCGTCCAAGTTCTCCAGCATCCGGCCGTGAATCTGTGCGGCTTTGATATCGCCGCACTGGCCGAAGTCATCCTCGATACGGAGGTCCTGATTGGGCATCATGCTGGGGATGGCGTTGTAGCCCTCGGCGCGGGCCTTATCGCGGAACAGAAAGCGCCACACGGTCGGTCCGGGGCCGAAGGTAACGGTAAGGCTATACATCGTTCATTCCTTTTTGACTGCATTTTCTAGCGCCTCTAGTTCGCGCTCCAATTCGTTTTGCATTTCCGTCGTCCACGGCCTCATGTCGTAGTTAAATGTTTTGACAGGAATTTGAGTGTCCCAAGCATAAATTGTGCGTCTGTTAACGTCCGGCGTACCGCCAAGCAGGGTCTGCGCGTAATAAAACGCGGGCAGCCGACTCATTTCAGCGATCCTTATTTTTGGATTCGACCCATTGGATAAGCTTGTCCTTGGGGATGCGCCACTGCGAGTTCTTTTGCCGCTGTAGCTTATACATCGGCGGCCCCCGTTTCTTGCGACCCCACTGGTAGAGGGTGCTGGCGGAAATCCGCAGGTACTCGGCGGCTTCCTTGATGGTGAAGAAGTAAATCTCATCAGCCATGAGCGGTTTATGCGCGCCTGGCGCAAAGAAAGTCAACGGCTGTGCGAGAGACACAATGGCTGCGCGTCCGGATAAGACGGACATTGCGGCATCGGTGCCATCCCGGCTCCGATGCAACCGTTGGAGGACACCATGTTGGTCCACTATCGCCGCAAGCATCGCAAGGGCCGGAAGTAAGCCATGCGACGCAAGATGCGCCGGAAGGGGCGTCAATAGCCCTCATGGCCGATGGCACCCCGACTTCTGCGCCCGGCGGACAAAGCGCGCCCGGACAGCCTCAGCAGCCTCAAGCACCTTTCGGTGGCACGTCAGCCGTAGGGCCGACTGCCAACCGAGGGCACGAAGCTGCCGGTATGCAGAAGTTGGGGATGACCATCAAAATGCTGGAGCAGATCATCCCGTTGGTTGGCTCCACGTCCGAGGCCGGAAAGGCCATTCTCGATTCGATCAAGAAGTTCTCGAAATTCGTGCCGTCCGGCGCGGTATCGCCTGCCGGGCAACGCAACCAGCTAGAGCAGATGGCACTTCAGCAGGGCCAGCAGAACCAGCAGATGCAGGCCCTCAAGGCCCAGCAGATGCAGAAGCCCGGTGGTGCCCCCGGTGGTGCCCAACCCCCAGGGGCAGCCGCATGAGTGAATGGACCGAAAACGTTAGCAGCGTCCCCGAGAACGTCAGGGAATACGTCTGCCGTGCCATGATCCTAGCGGAATTGAGGCGAGTCCAAGACGGCGTTGAAGCCCTTTCGCGCTCCGCGACTGCCAGCGGGTACGACGTGCACCACGCCGAAACCCTGATGAAGTCGGCCCTGAACGATGTCTACGACATCATTTTTGAGCAAAAAAAGGCGCGGGCCGCATGAGCATTTTCAAAGACCCGGCCCGTGGATCGAAGATCGTCACCGATGACGACATGGTGGTGCGCTCGCGCATGGGCCACAACGAGACCGTCAAGACGCTTCACCTGCCCGGTCTGGAGAAGGACACCAAGCCGGGCGTCGTAAACCTCCCCAATCGCAGCAAACAAGGCGACTGATATGGCCGTGAACATCTTTCAGAATCCGTCGAAGTCCCTCCCCAAGAGCGACGACCAGATCGTCCGGGTGGACATGGACAAGTCCGACATTGGTGGCCGCAAGAGCCATCTGCCGTCGCAGATGACCAGTTCGGAACTGACCCTTAGCCACATTCCGAACGCCGGAACGTCACCGGGAAGCAAGTAAATGGCCAAGATCGAAGTTGACGAGTTGGAGTGGAATACCAGCGTCCAGATGCGGGAGGCCATCAAGAAGATGATGGCAAACCCGAAGGCCGCCGTACTCGTCGAGGAAGCCCACAAGCTCGTTGAGCCGACCGCGCCAACCCCGAACATGGAAAAGCGCAAAGAGGTCATGGAGCCTTACGAGAAGCTCGCCAAGGAGTTCGAGGATTACAAGAAGTCCACCGCCGAGGAAAAGGCCAAGGCCGAGCAGGACAGCAAGCTTTCCGCGCTGCAAACCAAGATCGACAAGGGCAATGCGAAGCTTCTGAGCGAGGGGTGGACCGCCGATGGCATCAAGGCTCTCGATGAATTTCGTGAGAAAGAGGGCATTCTTGATCCGATCGCGGCCGCTGCCTACTACGAAAAGCTCAATGGACCGGCCGTTGTTCCTGTCACGCCTTCCAGCGGAAGCACCGGAGCGGCTTGGAACTTCACCGATCTCCCCAAAGACGGTGCCGACGATCTCAAGAAGCTTCTGGAGACGCGCGGCGATAGTGACCCCCTGACGATGAAGATGGCGCATGACGCGCTGAGTGAGTTCCGCAGCCAAGTGAGGGGTGGACGCTAGTGGCCCACCTCCCGCAATTCGTAGCCGGACGCCCGGCAGAACTCGGGGTACAAAGTCAGTACCTCGATGGCGAATTGCACCTTGTCGGCAACCCGCTGGCCGGGGCCGTGACGGCTGTTGAAAAGCTCAAGGTTCTCGGGGGCGTTGTGCTGTCGGTTCCCGTCCTTGTGATGAACCGTTTCCTCCGGTCTGAGGGTGCGCCCAAGGGTCTGCTCCATGACGTATCGGTGCTCAAACGTGTCGCGGGACCGTTGGCCGTTAACACCGGGAACGATCAGACGGACGTAGCCGTTACGCACGACTCGCTTGGTTGGCGTCTGGTCCGGGTGCCTGGCTTGGTATCGGAGCCGCCTAAACATGGATCGGCATTCGGTGCTGCACAGCCGCTTTTGCTTGTTGATAGTGCCGCCGGGCCTTCTCTGAATAGGCATCCGGCTTCCGCACTGAATACAGGTGACCTGCCATTTCTCGTCCGGCAGCATCCGCCCTATGCCGCCGCACTTGGTCGAGCAGTACATGGGGTCTTTACCAAATTTCTTTCGGTAGGCCGTCAGGTAGGACGGCTTGTAGGCAAACTTGTCTCCGCAAACCCGGCAGTCAAATTCTATGGTTCTGGCGTAAGCGCCGGGGCGACCGTTAATGCGCTCGGATTCGGTCCTGCAAGGATCGCCGCAAAACCGTTGGGCCGCGTGCGAGGGCTTAACAGTGAAGGGCTTTTCGCACAGTTCGCAAGTTTTCTGGATCGGCATCTTAGTTTCTCCGGTGTGAATGGTGG